CTACCAAGTTGTAACCAAAGCAGACCCGGACGTAATCATCTATGACCGTCCTGGTGAGCATGTGTTCCTCAAAGGTGAATTGCCATTTGTGCAGATTTGCCCGAACCCTCTGTATGACTACTACTGGGGTGGCTCTGAAGTTCAGCGTCTGGTGTTCCTCCAGCAGCTACGCAACAAACGCATGGCTGAAATCTTGGACTTGCTCTCCAAACAAGTCAGCCCACCCACTGCGCTGATTGGCTTCACGGGCATCTTGGATGAGAAGAACTTTGCTCTCAATCGTGCTGGTGGCCTGTTGGCAACTGACATGCCTAATGCCAAGGTGGAGAAGTTAGCCCCCACTATCCCGCCTGATTTGTTCAAAGAAATTGGTGAGATTGACCTGATGTTTGAAGAAGCATCCGGCATCGTGTCTGTGCTGCAAGGCCGTGGTGAAGCGGGTGTGCGCTCGTCTGGTCACGCTTCTCAGCTTGCAAGACTTGGCTCTAGCCGTGCTAAGAAACGTGCCCTCATCATTGAGGACAGCCTGGAGAAACTGGCAACCCTGTACTTGAAGTGTATGCAAGCATACGATGCAACACACTTCACTGACATGGACAACCACAAGTTCATTGCCGAACAGTTCACAAAAGACTATGTGGTGAAGGTGGATGCCCATTCCAACTCGCCAATCTTTATGGAAGACATGCGCCAGCTTGCTTTCAACCTGTACAAAGCCCAGGTCATTGACAAGGAATCCTTGCTTGACTTGTTGGAGCCACCAATGAAACAATTGTTGAAAGACAGATTGAAGAAAATGGAGGCCAAGCAACAAGCTCAACCTGTTGCGCCGCCTCCCAAGGCAGAGGGTAAACCAGACTTAAAGCAGGTAGGATAATGGCAACACAAGCAATCGTTCCTCCCAGGGCTGACCAGCCTCGGGCAAGCACTGAGCAACTGAAAAGAGGAGAATCGTCCCCTAGCTTGACATATCGTCAAACTGGGGTTAAAAACTACACCGGGCGTAGTCAGCGTGACTACTCTCGCAAAGGCTAAAAGGAGCTGTCATGTATAAAGCAAAACGTGGTCGTAAGACCCGGCGTTAATTTCCCGCAAGGAAAAAGGGTATGGCTGCTTCCCCTCTAAGTAAGTGGCCGCTTGTTGAGAAGGAGCGCATCATGCGTAAAGCTCGTAAAGGCCGTAAAAGCCGCAAGTAATCCGTAAGGATTTGTCTACGGGAAGCTGACATAAAATGCTTCCCACCCTATTGACAAGCAGTTTGTAAGTGGTTACAAACGGCGCACAAGGAGTTTTTATGGCAGTACCAACAGACAAGTTGATGGAATTGATGCGAGGCAGTCGTTCTGCCGCTGCACCTGCCCCCGTCCCTGCTCCTGAAGAGACTCCCACAGAAGCATTTTCTGGTGATGACACCTCCCCAATGGCTTCCCCCATGTCTACGCCTGAACCAAAGATGGGTTCAAAAGAGGCGGCAATGATTAACATTGGCATGGCGATGGATTTGCTGGAGCAATCTCTCCCAGCACTCGGGTCTGAATCTGATGAAGGCCAGAAAGCTCTGGCAGCAATCCGCACCCTCACTGGTTTGATGGGGCCACGGAAAAACAAAACCAACGAACTCCAGCAATCTGAAATTTTGCAGATGTTGCAAACATTACCCCAGGCAGGTGGCGCAACGCCTGAAGGTAAGGCAATGCAAGCAGCGCCGATTCCCGGTATGCCTCCTCCTGGCGGCGCACCAATTCCACCCCCAATGTAAGGAAACAACATGGACTTGTTCAAACCCCGTGGCGCAGCCGCACCCCGCCGTCCTACTGACAACAATCAGCAAAACGGCGTTATCACCAACACCCCCCGTTTCTCACAACTTGGTGGCTTGTCCACCCCAGGCAAAGTCGGCAAGACTGGCATGGCTGTGCAGAAACCTGCTGACGGCAAAAAAGTCATCTAATCGTATAAAGAGGGTAAATCATGTCACTTGAAAACATCACATCAGATGCTCGGGATGAGTTAGCGGCTTTGGCCCAACAACTCGCTGAGAATCCCGCCACTCGCAAAGACTTTCTGCGTATGACCAAAAAGGTCAAACCAGATTTGCCCATTCCCGAACTTGACATTGAAGACTACACGCACAAGGCGGTTAACCGTTCTGAAGAGCGTGTGCAACAGTTGGAAGCCAAGTTGCGTGAACGGGATGCGATGGAAGAATTGCAAAAGCGCCGTCAGTCCTTGATGAAAAAAGGCCTGATTGCTTCTGAAGATGAAGTAGGCGATGTGGAGAAAATCATGCTGGAGCAAGGTATCACCAATCATGAGACAGCAGCACAGTATCATGCGTGGATGAAACAGGCAGCAGTGCCGACTTCTTCTGGTTACAACCCCCAGGTTATTCAGCAGTTTGACTTGAAGGGATACTGGAAGAATCCGACTTCTGCCGCCCGTTCTGAAGCTATGAAAGCACTCAATGACCTGCGGAAACCGCAACGGCCCATTGGGTTGTAAAGAGGGTATTTTTTTCTAAGGAGGCCTTATGGCTATTGGCGGCGGCATCCTACCAGCAACAGGGTCAAGTCAATTCAATGAACTGACCTACGTTACTCGTAGAGCCTTTATCCCCAAGCTGGTTGTCCAGCTTTACAACTCGACACCCCTCATGGCGGCTCTGATTGCCAACAGTCAGCAAGCCTCCGGCGGTGTGTCTTCCGTAACCGTGCCCGTGCAGGGCGCTCAGTTTGTGAATGCTCAGTGGTCTGATTACAGCGGCTCGTTCGCTCAACCGTCAGTTCAGCAGGGTGCTTACAACGCTGAGTTTGACTTGAAGCTGATGATTTCTCCCGTGCCGTTCCTCGGTATGGAAGGCGCTGTTCAGCAAGACGCAGCTATTATTCCGTTGATTGAAGCTCGTATGAACGATGCAACCAACGTGATGATGGATGCAATGGCAACGGCGTTGTACAACAACACCACCAACACTCAGCAGTTTATCGGTCTTCCTGCTGCCGTTAGCGCCACTGGCACTTATGGCAACATCAGCCGCTCTGCTTATACGTGGTGGCAGTCCAAGTCTTACGCTGCTGGTTCAGTGAACCCCACCCGTCAAAACATCCTGCAATACATTTCCGGCACTGTGAAGAACGGCGCTGAAATGCCCAGCTTTGGTGTTTGCGGTTTTGGCACTTGGACTTTGCTGGCTCAAGACTATGTTGGTCAAGAACAGTATGTCATCACCCCAGGCTCCGGCTTTGATGGCGACAACAACGGCCCCCAGGCAGCATTCCGTGCCCTGATGGTTGCTGGCGTTCCCATTTATCCTGACCCCTACTGCCCAGAAGGTACGGTTTACTTCCTGAACACCAACTACCTGTCGCTCTACATCCATGAGCAAGGTTCGTTCGTGTTTACTGGATTTGAGTCCACCCTCCCGAACTGGCAGATTGGTTATGTTGGTGCGGTTTTGATGATTGCCGAATTGGTGAACGTCAAACCCAAGTCGATGACCGTGGTGTCGGGTTACAACTACCTCTCACTGTAAGGAGTCATCATGTCTCTATCAACTAACAAAATCATCCTGGCTGGTGCAACCACCAACGCCTCTGGTGCATATTTCAGCAATGCCACTGTTACAGCTACCAATGCTGGCGCAGTGATTCCTGCTGGCGTGTACGTGATGTTTCCTGCCGCTAACGTGATTGTGACCGCTAACAACGGTTCTACCATTACGACAGTTCTCGCCAACAACACTGGTGGCGTGATTCTGTCTGATGGTGTGAACGTGTTTGCTCAGTCCACTATTGCTGGCAACGGCACTGTTGTCTTGTTGGCTACCAATGGTGGTATCAACGTCAGCAGCACCTACGCATCATAAGGAATCGGCATGAACGCAAACCATGTAGGTGCACTTTACCCCAACAACTTTGGTAATTTTCTCATTGGCGCTACCCCCACTCCTATCGGGCTGGGCAACACGGGTAATGCTGTTGCGACAATTCCAACTGTGGGCACAAGCTACATTGTTCGCCGTATCACCGTGTCGCAAGCCAACGGAACAGTAGCCGCCGCAAACGTGACCATCATCAATAGCTCTGATGGTGCAGTTGCAAATGCGGTGTCTAACGCTGTTGTGCTGGCAAACGTCACAGGCACAACCAAGT